GTCCTGCGGCATTGGTTGTGCACTTGTAGCCATTACTGGAATCTCCTTGAGCGAGATTCCCCAACGGCAGCATAGCTACCGTTGGGGAAAAGGTAACTACGCCTTGATGGCGCTGCGCTTGCCGCGACCCTTGCGGCCACGACCCTTACGGCCCTTCTTCAGGTGACTCGCCTTCACTGCACTAGCCTTGCGATGTTTTGCCATGGTGTTTTCCTCCTTGGATGCAAAATGGAAATGGCCCAAGGCCATTTCTGGTCTTGAGCCATTGCTGATTCCCCAAGGAGGGGGGGCATGCCGCTCAATGATTCTGTTACGAGCTATAGGCCGAATTCTTTTTCACGTCAAGTGTTATTTTTACAAAATCGTCTCACCCACATCCAGAATCTTACGAATTTCTTCCGCTTGAGCTTCGGTAATCTTAGTGCGCTGTTCGAGATTTACCCCCTGCACAGAGCCCTGGTTATACTGAACAACCATCTTCCCAGTCGTTCCTGTAGCCTGCAGTAACTCGTTGACCTGCTGAATATCGGCAGGTAATTCAACACTTACTTCGGTCTGATAGTAGTCTTTCTGAACTTTGATTTGGACTGCCATGTCTTCTCCTTAGCTCTCCGACACCACCGTGCGCGGTTCTCCACCTTGTGCGCCTTTTTGTTTGATCTTGGGCGGCTTTCCACCGCTTGATGGCCGACCGCCACCACCGCCCTTGCCACCACCGCCACCTTTACCACCACCCTTACCGCCGCCGCCACCGCCTTCTTCCGGTGGTTGAATCCCAAGCTGCTTCATAAACTGCTGCGCCGCCGCCGCCGCAAGAATCTTCAGCTTTTGCGATTCCAGTTCTTCGTTGAACCATTTCTCGTGCTCGGTATTTCCCTGGACCTCGCCATAGTTGGGGATATCGAGGTTCTTCATCACCGTCGACCAGGAAATCGGCGCACCGCCACGTTTCAGTTGCAGCATCATCAATTGACGTTGCATCTGGGTTACCTTCAACAGCGTGCTTGGCACCGATACCAGCCGAATCTGCTTGGCAAACCAGCGTGCACGCGTCAGTTGGTTGTAATGCGATGGCTCTTCGGGAAAATTGCCGTCGACCATCTCATCCGGCATATGACTTGGAACCAGATCGTCTGGATTGAAGTCAAAAATCTCTCGGGCAATGCTGTCCGGCCCCACATACTCCATGATTCTTCTGACGTTGAACCATTGCAGAATCAGAAATTTCATGCGATAGCCAACAGCTTTGTTGCCTTTTTCAATGCGCGCGGCAATGCCCTTCGCGATCGGGCCAATGGATTCCAACATTTTGTCGGCCGTATCGTTGGCAATGTTCATCTTCATGTTTTGAAGATTGCCAAGGTCTGTCAGGCCCAACTGCGACTGCTTGCACTCCTTCAGATACTTCAAAAACGTAAAATGCTCTGACTGAACACGAACTTCTTCTGGGAGAATCGACTGAAGAATGTCTCTCGGCTTGCCGTCCACGCCGTAGCGCACATCCTGCTCAAAGATGTCGAAATGCTCAATCTTTGCGCCGCCCGTAGCTGTGTGGTCATAGCCAATCGGTGGGTTCAGCGTAATAGTGATTACGTCGTCCATCTTGCGCTCGATCTTGCGCGTCGTTGTTTCAATCGACGCCACATCACCCACCAAAGAACGTCCCAGAGGCTCCCAAGCCCAATCATCCACGGTGTACTGAATCACCGGAATCTTGCCATCCCAGTCAAAACTTGGTCCGTCATACATGGGCCGATCCAGTCCATTGGAAGTAATGATGAGCCGCAGGTTCGGGTACACGCGGCAATCTTCCACTGTCGCCGGTCGCATGTATGCCAAGCCGTTGCGCATACCGCCAAAAATCATTTGGCCGACATAGGGAACCTTGTAGAACCAGCTGGTGCCAACATCGCCCATTGGCAATTCATAACCGGTGCTGTTGATTCGTAGGTCGCGAACAAACGTGTAGCGGATCTCGCAATAAAGATTGCCAAAACTCCGGTTGGGGCCACCATAGCGGAAGCGCTCGGCGTAATCCATCCGCCGCGCTTGAACCTGCGTTTTGTAGCTCCGTGGTCCAACCGTCTGCAATTGCCCTTGAAACAAGGGAAAGCGTCCATGCGCTTCCGCGATCGGCATGTAGTCGTAGACCGTGACGGCATAAGCATCCTGCACGTCATTGCTTCGAGGAATCTGAACAGGGACCACGTCCAGCAAGCCCAACGCATCAAACACCATTTTGCGTTCGCCATAGCCGTATTCGTCTGCGCGCACCTTCGGCCACAGATAACCGATACCGGTGACGCTGGCATACTGCAAAACTTTCAAGATCTGGAATGGGAAGTCGGATTCTAGGTAGATGCTTTTCGATACTTTGGTCAGCATCTCCGACATCTGCTTAAATGCAGGGACATCCGACCCATATCCGGCGATTTCGCGCACTTCGGAAAGAGTCTCGCAGAACTTGCGGATGTCGTATTTCAGTTCGTTGGTAACAAGGGTTGACCGCGACTTATCTCTGAAGATGGCATCGAAAATGCGCATATTCGTGCCAAGGTTCTTGTAGCATGTCTGCCCTTCAAGAAACCCTTCGCCTTCTGCGATTTGTTCCTCGACCCATCCTGCACGCGAACTTGGTGAGGATTCAAAAGCTGGCGCCTGCCAGTCGACAGTTTCCTTCTCCACGCATTGCTCATTTCCTCCTCGGTGAGTTATTGAGCTATTGCGCATAGTAGGCAAATTTCGCCTACACGTCTACGCTAATTTCAACAATGCGCTAACTATGCGCACTTACAAAAAACAGTTTCTTCTCTAAATCTCCAAGCGTGTAGGCATATGAGTATCCGCAACGCGGGCATACGCATGGCACGCCAAGATACCAACGAAAGCGCGTGCCGCAGCCATTATCCCAGTGATTTTCTACTCGGATTTTCCAATCTTCGGCACTCATTTGCGATTTTCCGCAGTCGCATACTCGTTCAAGAACAACAGGACCAATCACGTCATCTGCATCGGTAACGGCGTAACTCATCACGGGTTCATCCTCGATTACACAGTCGTGCAAAATTCCGCGTCGGTCCATTTCAGCGTCCTTTCTCGTACGCTTCGGCGTGCAGATAGCTTTCCGTATGCATTTGAGTTCTGTCAGGCCGCTGCTCGTAGAGTTCCAGATGCCGCCGCAGGAATTCGCGATTGACGTTGTTTCGCGCATTGGCCATCAAGTGATAAATGTGATCGCGACTCTGCTTCCGAATTCTTCCCTCGACCTCTTCCCGCTCCGCATCTTCCATCTGTTGCTTGCGGATTTCCTGCTGACGCATCTTTTCGGACCACCATTCGGCTTCGTGCGCCGTGTTACAGATAATCTTTTCGTGAAAGTCTGGCGCGGGATACTCTTCCGGCAAACCCATCTTGATCTGCCCATTCAGTGTGTCCAGCCAAAATACGATTTTGGTTGCTAGTTGTGCGTTCAATCGAATCCTCCCACAGAAACCATGTTGGAAGAGCACACCGCCTTGCTCAGTGGTGGAACTTTTTCCGTTGGCAATGCGTAGCGCTTTTGCGATCTGTCAGCAAGAATGTCGAAATCATGCGCGGTGAAGAAAGATTGCGCCGCAGCACGCACGCGATCATCATGCTGGCCGCTGCGATGTTCCAACTTAGAAATTCTTCCAGCCGCTGCATGCCGCTCCAGCGTTTTCAGCTCTTCAATCAACCATCGGGATGTCGGGCGATACCAGCCACCATTCACGGCTTCCGTAAAGCGCGTCATCAAGATCGGCACGCTCCATACGTTGGAATACCAGCCCTGTTTTTTGCCAGAATCGTCTTTGATTTTTTTACTGTCGTAACGCCGTGGAACGTGATGCCAATGGAAGCCCATCAGCTTCAATTGGTGCTGGCATGTATCACCTGGTCTTCCAATCTGCTCCACGCAAAACTTCACACCGCGCGGATCTTTTGCATTTTCTCCATACCAAGCGGCGATGCAAGCTGCAAATCCAACAACTTGTGCAGAGTTGATGCGGTTCGATACCAGCTCAGCCACCTGGTAGTCGTATTCGTCACCAAAACGATTGCGCGTCACCGAGACAACGGTTCTGTCTTCATCTTCCTTGCCAAGTCCATCGGCCGTATCGATGCCGCAACTGTAGGTGTATCCAGGGTTGGGTGGTTCATATACCAGCAACTTGTCAAAGGTTTCCAGTTCTACCTCTTCGTCAATCGGAAGCAGCGGAACCAAAACCCAGTCATAGCGTTGTCCACGATCCGATTTCCATGCCACGCGGATATGCGCTTTGTCGTAATCAATCAACTGCTCTGGTGGCTCAAAGCCATCGTCGATGGAATCGCCGGTGATGGCGTAGGCCTGCACTGGATTCTTTCTTTCCTTGGTGCTTCCCTGCACTTCATAGATGTGGTCTTCGATGTCCTGAATCGTTTCCACATCAAACACACTGTCGTGTACACCTGTCAGCGCCTCATAATCGTCTGCTGGCATCTGCGCAAGCCAAATCTTCTGGCTATGGTTCTTGCAGGATTTGGAGTAATTGAACTCCCAAAACCACTGCTGCTCCAGCGGCATTCTCCAGTTTGTTCCAGCGATGCGCGATAAAAACGGCGTATTGCGGATATAGGATTCAGCGCGGATCACATGTTTACGTGTCGCTTCAATGCGCTTTTTGTAAAATTCTTCTGGAACCGGGAACTGACGAATCCATGCCTCTTCCGGGTAAAGATCCGTTGCCATCGCCCAAGGAATAAACACCGGGCAAAGATCGTGCAGACCTTTGGGGAAGTCTTCCTTCGCAGCGCGCCACGTCTCAGCCAGCCAACCGGTATTGCCTCCACCAGTGCCTTCAAACACCATAAAGAGGTTGGGAGTGGCGTGCGTGGCGCGCAACAGGCCTTCCTCAATCACCTTCTTCGGCTTGGGAATGTCGGCCAGTTCTGAATTCTTTACGCAGCAATGCACCGTGCAGAAGTTGTGCTCTGGCGCGTCAACTTCCAGATCGAAGAAGGAATCTGAAAACGCTGCTTTGTTTTCAAATACCTGAATATCGACGAATTTTCCGTCTTCCGAATACCGCCAGTGCTTTGGGCTGTGCGAGCACCGCACGTCGGATGGGTCCAGCTTGTAGTCGGTGCGCTCAACCGTTTCCCATCCCATCGCAGATCTGAATTTGTTGGCATATGAGCTGTTCCAATGAAGTTGCCATTGATCTTGGCATGTTCTGCCGTAATAAATTCCAGATGGACGGAAGTACAGCGCTCCCCAGCCATATCCTCGCGATGCCATCAAATCTCTGACTTGCAAAAGCAAGGGAAAAGAAATCGACGTGCAGGACACTGTCGCCAAATCTGTCGCGAGGTGTCCGTCACCCTCGCAGTAGCCACACAGCAAACCGTCGATGAAGCTTTCGCCGGCAGTAAAGACCCAGTCGGGAATCTTCTTCCCTTCTGCGCCTTTGCCAAAATTCTCCATGAACCAGCGAGACAATCCTGAATCAGAGACAGCATACGTCGCTGCTTTGCTTGTTTTGCATTCGCTGTAGCGCAAGTGCTGGAACATGCCAAGCACGCGCTGAATGCCCAAAATGACGCGTTCTTTTTCCTTGCGATGAATCGAGAAATACACTCCATCCGCTGGCTTATCTGCAAGCCGCGTGCTGAAGTGGATGCTGCCTTCTGACAGATACAGACCGCAAAGCCATCCAAAGCCGTAATCCAGTTTGAAGGCTTGGTACACAGACTTCTTTTCTGTCTTTTTGCTCTTTCTGCCCATCGGGGTCACTTCAATCTGGACATCCTTTTTCTTTCTGGTAATGGGCCGCACCGGCATCCGAACAAAATCGCCTTTACCAATCTCTTCCGCTGGCTTGAATCCTTCCGGGGTAAGAATCGGGTGATCCCGCGTGACTGTCAGAGGCGCATAGTTTCCCCAAAGCGCAATCTCACAGGCCGCTTCATTGGTTCGAGGGCTACGAGCAACAGCTTTTACCTTTGCTTGCCGACCTTTTGAAGTAATGACCAAATCACCAGGAACGATTTCGATGATCGGCTTTACGCCACCATCCGCGACGTGGATCAACGTATTAGGCGCAAGACACAGGTGAATACAGGTCGGTGTCCAACCTTGTGCGATACCGGTTGCCTGCATACCAGATTGAATGGAGAGAACCGATCCGTTATCAAAAGCACCTTTTGGAAGACGCCGCGGCACCAGCCACCAGGGGCATTGGTTGTAGGCAATGTCTAGGATGCGACCGATCAACTCGGACTTGTCCGACTGCACCGAGGCCATCACAGCCTGAGTGTGCGGGATGAACAGCATTCTTTGAAGAAACTTCAGAGCGGTTTTTGTGGTGATGCCCACCTGTCGTGCTTTCAGAATCAAGAGGCGGATAGCAACTTGCTTTTCGTCGAAGTCGGCAATCACGGAATCGAAAACTTCTTGCGATTTCCGGTTTTTGAATTTGAAAATCTCGCCGCCTTCGTTGCAGACGTAGGCGTAGCACGCGTCGAAGTAGTTGCTATCGAGAGCGCACATCACCTGCTCGTTCTCCACCCACCGCCAGATTTCTTTTCGGCGTTTTTCTGTGATGGAACGGACGAGAGAGATGTAGGAAGAACGTGAGTTTGATTCGACTTTTACAATAGATTCGATGTAGTGCTTGAATTCTTCCACCTGGGCAAACGTATGAGGGGTAGGCATCCACCCCTCACGCGCGGCAAACTTGTCCAGGTTCTGAATGATAATTTTTTGGGAATACATCAGCCCTCATGAGCTAGCCCTTGACGGCGATCGTCTTGCTGGCTCTCTTGCCGAGCTTCTTGACACGCGCCGTCATTTTCTTCGTTTCGCACAATTTGCTTGAAACGCGCTTGGATTTTGCCATGACGTTCCTCCTTGGAACTTACGATCCCGCCAACAGATTGTTGCGGGAGGGTTGCAGTGGGTCGGAAAACAGAAATGGCCCAAGGCCATCTCTGGTCCTGAGCCATTGCTTGTTCCCGCTTGAGCGAGGGGCATGTGTCTCGGTAATTGCTTTACATTTATACCGAATTACATCTTGCGTCAAGCGTAACTTTTAGTTCTCCGAGCGTAACTGTCGGATCGGCACAAGCTTTTGCAACGTTTCACTTGGCGTCGGAAAGAGTTCATCAATGTCGCTATCGCCATCAAAAACAGCCTTTTCATCGGGTTCTTCCTCTTCCTTGCTTCCACTAGGTCCGAAAACTGCTTTGCCGATAAACGTCGGGCCTTTAGGTGTGGGGAGGAAGCCAAGCGCCTGGTGGATCATCGTGCGATCTTTCTCGCCACCAGCCAACTTGGCAAACTCGATGGTCTTTTTCATAATCATCGGATGAGAGCTGAGCGCAATCACCTTCACCGCATTCACAGAAGAAGCCTGAAGCGCAAACAAGATGGCACCAGTCAATCGTTGCAAGTCGATCTTGGCGGAAAATGCGATAGCTTCCCAGGGCAACATCTTACGATCGCTTGTCGGGAGAGAGTCGTATTTCTCCAAAAAAGCCGCAATTACTTCATCCTGAGCGCAAAAACGCATGGCGTTTAAAACAGTCGGCAAACCACCCTCGGCATTTTTAAACAGCGGGGTGATCTCCGGCAGGGACGCCATCACTTCCGGCTTGACCTTCAGGCGCCGCAGCGCTTCGTCCCTCCGCTTCATCATCACTGGGAGCTTGGGTACTGGCAGCGGATCTTGCGTGGGTTTTAAGGAATTCCCGCTCGCGATCGCCGATGTACTCTTCTTCCTCGGGGACTGTGAGCCAAGCTTCAAGAGATTCGTCACTGGCTCCATGCTCTTCGCGGATGCGGTCTTCTTCGGTGGGGACGCGAGAGTAAACAGCTTCGTGGGCTTCTTTTCGTTCTGGCCATTGCTTGGCGAATTGTTTTTCTTGTGTGTCATGAATGCCTATCAGTGCAGTTGCCATCAGTTC